CGACTCTTTACGAGCGTGCATTGAATGACTTGCAGGTGGCCGATGACCGAGGCTCAACTACCGGCGGCAAACTTATCACCCGCGCAAAAACTTTTGGCTAAGGATTAAAAATGGCAGATACCACCACCACGAATCTAGGCTTGACCAAGCCAGAAGTCGGCGCAAGTGCAAACACTTGGGGTACTAAGGTAAATACAGACCTAGACCAAGTTGATGCGCTGTTTACGGCTGCCGGCACTGGCACAAGTGTTGGTCTAAATATTGGCGCTGGCAAGACCATAGCGGTTGCTGGTACGCTGACGGCGACAGGCACAATAAACCTGACTTCCCCAGCAGTTACCACCAGCCTGACAACACCATCGACCACCTTTGCCCTGGCCAACACCACGGCAACCACTGTGAACTTTGCCGGTGCGGCTACGTCCTTAAACCTTGGCGCGGCTACAGGAACTGCCACAGTAGCCAACACAACCCTAGCGGCCAAAGCAATCACGGCAAGCACAACCCTGGCGGTGACAGGTACATCGACACTGACTGGTGCAGTTACAGCAACGGCAGGGGTGACGGGGCCGATCACATCAAGCAGCGTGGCAATTACTGGTGGTTCAATCACCGGCATCACTGATCTGGCGGTGGCCGATGGCGGCACGGGCGCATCTACTGCTGCCGGCGGGTTGAATAACTTGCTGCCATCACAAACCTCTGCTGCCAACAAATATTTGCAAAGCGATGGCACTAATGCGGCATGGGATGCGATCACTGTTTCTACATCCGACATCACTGGAACATTGGCTATTGCCAATGGTGGTACAGGAACGACAACCCCGAGTCTTGTTGGTAGCGCAACCCTTGTCGTTTCGGGTTCATGGCCGAATCAGACGCTGACTGCTGTCGGCAGCGGGTTTGGAGATGTGGCTGGCCCAAGCTCTGCAACAGACAATGCAATCACAAGGTTTGACGGCACGACAGGCAAGTTAATCCAAAACAGCTTGGTGACTGTGGCAGACGATGGTGCAATAACAGCGCCGCAAGTTGGGTCAGTTATCCCGTTTTACTATGCCAATCAAGCGGCATTCCCGTCTGCCTCTACTTATCACGGGGCTTTAGCCCACAGCCATGCAGATGGGGCAATGTTCTTTGCTCATAGTGGCGCATGGGTCAGGATTATTGACAACGGTGGGCCTTTAGGTACACCAGCAAGTGGAACAGCAACCAATCTGACTGGTTTGCCTTTATCTACTGGCGTAACAGGAACATTACCTGTTGCTAATGGCGGGACAAGTTTAGCAACACTGACGGCCAACAATGTCATTTTAGGCAACGGCACATCAGCACCAACCTTTGTCGCGCCAAGCACTTCCGGCAATGTTTTGACAAGTAACGGAACGACTTGGCAGAGTACGGCTGCGGGAGGGAGTGGAGCGCAAGGTTTCATAACGCAGTACCAAGGGCCATCTGCCGCACCTACAATGAATTCTTTTTCAATTGCCTTAATTTAAGGAGCAACTATGTCAGCCTCGGCACAATACGCATCGACCCCCAAGTTCGGGTCGGCAACTCTAACAACAGCAGACACATCGCTGACCGCGCCAACAACAGTCGGAACGATTGTCACGGCTGGTGCATCAGGTACTCGAATCGACTACATCGATATTCAAGGTGTAGCAACTACAGTGGCTGGCCTCATTAACCTGTTTGTTTACGATGGCACAACCTATGTGTTGTGGCAGCAAGTGCCAGTGCAAGCCGTTACATCAAGCACGACAGCAACAGCTTTTGTAACAAGTTTGTCAAGCAATGGCAACGCGAACATCATGCCTTTGACATTGCCAACAGGTTATTCCCTTCGCGCTGCCGCATCGGTAGCACAAACTGGTATTCGCGTAACTGCTTATGGAGGTGACTTCTAATGAACAATGGTATGTATGGCTTTGGGATGCCGCCAAATCAGGCAACCCGTTTGGCTCCTCCTGCGTGGACTAACGCATATCCATATTTAAAATCAGGAACCTACAACGATTTTGTTGTTCCCGCAAATGTATTCCAAATCATGGTGTGCGTCTGGGGTGCTGGTGGCTCTGGTGCTAGTGGAGATACTTATGCTGGAGCTTACTCTAGGGGAGGTGATGGTGGTGGATATGCACAGGGAATTATTGATGTCATCCCCGGTCAAGTCTTGCCAACCATAACTATTGGTGCTGGCGGAGCTATTACAAGTTCTCAAGGTCAAGCGGGTAATGCTGGCGGGACTTCTTCTTTTGGAACTTTATTGACTGCAACTGGCGGCGCTGGCGGCACGGTATCATCAACTTCTGCTGGAACTGCGGGTACGGGAACGTCCTCTGCAACTTTAAGAAGAGCATTCACCGCAACTGGTGGATTGGCTGGCTATTCCACAACCAACACCAATCATAATGGCACTGGTGGTGGTGGCGCAGGTTCTATTTATGGAACTGGTGGCAATGGCGGCAGCCTTGCACTTGCTAATAATCTGACAGGCGTAGGCGGCGGCGGTTTTGGCGGGGCGGGTGGTTTTAGGACTACCACTTCGACCACCGGTTCGGGCGGCGGTGGGTTACAAGATGGCGCAAATGGTAGTAGTCCTTTTGGCGGTGGTGGCGGTGGTTCTGCTAGCGCAGCGTCAGGAATCAATGGTGGTGGCCCAAGCGGAGGAACTGCGGGTAGTCTTGTGGTTGTTGGCAACACCGCCAATCCACTTCAAGTTGCTGGTACTGCCGCACCCGCATTAAGCGGTGGAAATCCCTACTTAATGTATTGGGCGCTGTGTGGCGGTGGCGGTGGCGGTGGATATGGTAACTCTACTTATGGCATTCGTGGTGTCGGCGGGTCTGGCAGTTTTGGTGGTGGCGGTGGTGGTACTGTCAATTCGAGCGTTTCAGGTTTTGGTGGTAGTGGAGGTTTTGGTGGCGGTGGGGGTGGTTGTTCAGCCAGCAGCGATTTTGGAGTTGGTGGCGCCGGTGGTTTTGGTGGCGGTGGTGGCGGTGCTAATGCCGGTAGTTCGCTTGCTACGGGTGGTAATGGTGGTAATGGTGGCGGTGGTGGCGGTGGTAATTCGAGCAGCGTATCCACCACCAGAGGTGGAAAAGGCGGCGATGGCGCAGTAATTCTTTACTTCACCGAAGGATATTAAAATGAAATACGCATGGATTCAAGACAGCAAAGTTCGTGACATCTGCCAAGGCGGCGAGCCTTTAGCGCATTACCATCCTGATGTTGCCGCTCACTACACAACGCAAGTTCCTGACAATGCTGTCAATGGAGATGGTTGGGTCAATGGCGCATTGGTAAAGCCAGTTATCCCTGAGCCAACACCAGAGCCAGTTCAATGGACTGCTGAAGATGTTCGCAATGGTTTGACCCTTGCCGAGCGAGTCAAGTGGGACAACAATACCAGCAATGAAATCAAAACTGCTAAAGTGGAATTGACTAGTTCTAGTTTCAAAGCCAAAGTGCAAGAGGTGTTGGATATGTTGGTCGCCTCTGGCGATGTGTCTCAGGCTTCCGCTACTGCAATCTTGGCAAAAACCAACAGCACTACGATTCCAGTTTCAGGTGCTTAATGAACAGCCCTGAAATTAAACTTGGTAGCGTCAAGAATCTTTACAGTCGTCAGATGCATTTTGTGCGTACTGGCGATGTAGAGCAGGGACACACGCATCAGTTTGACCACTTGACGCTGCTGGCCTCTGGTTCATTGCGCGTCAATGTAGATGGCACTACGACAGACTACAAAGCGCCTCACATGATTTGGATTCACAAAGATGTGATGCACGAACTAACAGCGCTGGAAGACAACACAGTGGCTTATTGCATTCACGCACACCGTGACCTTGATGGTGAAATCATTTCCCCCGACATGGTTCCAAACGGTGTGCCATATGATGCCTGCGGCAAATAGAATGCCAAGAATCTGCAAAAATACACTAAAGGACACCTATGCCAAGCACCTACTCCCCCTCACTGCAACTTGAGTTGATTGGCGCTGGCGAACAAGCCGGTACCTGGAACTCCACAACCAACACCAACCTCGGCACGCTGCTTGATCAAGCCATTGCTGGGTATACGACTCAGGCTGTTACTACTGGTACAGACACAACGCTGACTATGACGCCGGGTGCTACTGCTACCGCCCGAAACATTTATATTGAGTTGACTGGATCAGGGGGAGCAAACACCAATTTAATTGTTCCATCCAACAAAAAACTCTATTTCATTTTTAACAATACTTCGTCTGGACAAGTGACAGTCAAAGTAAGCGGGCAGACAGGGGTTTCCGTTGCTAACGGCACTAAATTAATTTTAGTATGTAATGGTACCGACATTATTAACGCTACGTCTTATCTCACATCTGCGGTGACCAGCGTTGGCACATCAGGCAATGTAAACGGAATTACCTTAACGGGCACAGTTACCACTGCGGGTACTTTGGCACTTGGTGGGACATTGTCGGGGGTGAACTTGGTTACTCAAGTAACCGGCACGCTCCCTGTTCTTAATGGTGGCACTGGGGTTACTACGCCGTCATTGGTAGCAGGTACGAACATATCTGTTACAGGTACTTGGCCTAATCAAACAGTTGCCGCTACGGGCTCGACTGGTGTAAGTAGCGTTGCCATGACTGTGCCTGCGTTCTTGTCGGTGTCTGGCTCTCCAGTCACATCAATCGGGACTTTGGCGGTCACTTTGTCTGGTTCGGCTCTTCCTACTGCCAACGGCGGTACAGGCTCTACGTCCACAGCGTACTGTTCATTGAGTAGCAATGTGAGTGGCACTCTCCCTGTTGGAAATGGCGGTACAGGCTCGTCTTCTTTGGCGGGTGCGGGCATTCCTACGCTCAGTGCAACAAATTCTTTTACTGGTGTAAATGGTTTTAGTGTAACAGCAAATGCTAATACTGCGGTATTTGCAAAAGCACCCAGTGCTGCTGGCGCGGGCATAGTTTCACAAAATACTGGTGCGGGCGTACCGCTTGCAGTTGCCACTGACCAAGGAAATTTAGGCATTCTGGATGTGTTTTATGCGGGGGTCTTCCCTGCTGTAACCACTCTTGGATACCACCAACAACAAGGCGCGGGCGTTGTATTAGTTTCTAGCTCTGATTACCGTCTTAAAGAAAATGTAGCCCCGCTATCTAACGCAACAGCCAAACTAAAACAACTTGCGCCAAAGCACTATACTTGGATGAACTACCCCGAAGTTGGAGTGGTTGACGGATTTATCGCGCATGAATTACAAGCAGTTATTCCCCACGCCGTAAGCGGCGAAAAAGATGCTGTAGACCAAGACGGAAATCCAAAATATCAAGGTATTGATATTTCTAAATTAGTGCCGCTGCTGACCGCCGCCCTACAGGAGGCTCTGGTTCGGATTGAAGCGCTGGAAGCCAGACTCGGCGCTTGACCTTTTGCCTGAGCCAAACAAGTTGAAAGCCCTTGATGGACGCTTTACCACCTACGCCACCAGTGGCACAAGCGCCAGCGCCCGTATTTGAGTGCGTGAAGTGGAGTTGGTCGTCTGACCGATTGTCGGTGTGGTGCCTAAAGTGGCGGGAGAAAAATAAACCGGAGCCAAAGAAATTAGCGGAGGCTCAAAGTGATTGATCCGATCACCGCGCTTGCGGGCATACAGTCGGCCATCTCATTGGTCAAGAAGGCGGCAAAAGTTGCCAATGATTTAGGCTCTTTGGCTCCGATGATTGCAAAATTGTTCGATGCCAAGAGCGTAGCGACTAAGGCGATGCTTCAAGCAAAGAGGTCTAAAAATAAATCGAACATGGGGACGGCGCTCCAGATTGAGATGGCTTTGGATCAAGCCAAAGTCTTTGAAGAAGAGCTAAAACTGCTCTTCATGCAGACAGGCAAGATAGATGTGTGGCAGAAGATCAAAGCCCGTCAGGCTGAAATGGACAGAGACGATGCCAAAGAGATAGGCGCGCTGAAAGCCGAAGAAAAAAAGGCCAAACAAAAACAAGAAGAAATAACCGAGATTGCTTTGGTCATAGCTATTGTGTTCTTCCTAATGTTCTTTGCTTTTGTCGGTGTAAACGAACTCATAAACTTTTGCCAAAAAACAAGAGGGTGTGCTTAATGTGTTTGGTTTGCTTAAATGGTTTGACGTTGGCGATGACTGGAAACTCGGCATTGATCGTTTCATCAGGTGCTGCGCTGCCGTTCTTGCAATCAATTGGTTGCTAGACTTACTTTATATTTTGCCATCCAATGAATCCAAGAAGATCATCGACTTTCTAATTTCTAAAAACCCTTTGTAGGAAGATTAAATATGGACTGGTTAAAACAAATCGCACCGACAATCGCTACGGCACTCGGTGGCCCACTGGCTGGCATGGCGGTGTCTGCCATTTCCAAAGCAATCGGCGTTGATCCTGAGAAGGTTGGCGACTTAATCTCCAGCAACAAATTAACAGCAGACCAGATTGCTCAGGTCAAGATTGCCGAGATTGAATTGCAGAAGCAAGCGCAGGAGCTTGGTCTTAATTTTGAAAAGCTGGAAGTTGAGGACAGGAAGTCTGCACGGGATATGCAGTCCAAGACCCGCAGCCTGATGCCGCCAATACTTGCGGGCACAGTCACAATCGGTTTTTTTGGCATCATGGTGATGATGTTCATTGGCAAAGTGGACAGCAGCAACCCTGCCATCCTGATGATGTTGGGAAGCCTCGGCACGGCCTGGACGGGCATCATTGCATACTATTTTGGCTCATCCGCTGGCTCTCAGGCCAAGACGGACTTGTTGAGTAAAAAATGAATCTCACAGAACACTTCACGCTGGAAGAACTGACTGCTACCAGCCATCGTCAGTTTGACAACACGCCAAACGACTCAGAGTTGGCAAACCTTCTGCGGCTGGCCGAGTTCTTGGAGCAGGTAAAGACGGCTTTGGACGGCAAGCCAATCATGGTGAATTCTGGGTTCAGGTCAAAAGCCGTAAATGATTCAGTTGGAAGCCGAGATTCCAGCCAACATAGGCTTGGAGCGGCTTGCGATTTCCGTGTTCCCGGTATGACGCCTGATGCTGTGGCCAAGGCGGTGATTGCCGCCGGGTTGCCGTTTGATCAACTCATTCGTGAGTTTGATGCTTGGACGCATATCAGCGTGACGAACACCCCAGACGGGGCCCCACGTAGGCAGGCGCTTATCATAGACAAAGCAGGCACTCGACCTTTTGCCTGATACGTGAGAAAATAAATTATGCCACTTCAAAAACTTCAGCTAAGACCAGGGATTAACAAAGAGTCCACAACGCTGGCTAACCAGGGTACTTGGTTTGAAATGGACAAGGCTCGTTTTCGTTCTGGCTACCCAGAAAAGATTGGTGGCTGGGTTACTGATACGGGTACATCTAATGCTACGCTGGCACCGCCAACTGGTTCGTTCTGGGGCGTTTGCCGCTCTTTGTTTAACTGGATCACGCTGTCCAGCTACAACTTGTTGGGCCTTGGGACCAACCTGAAGTTTTATATCCAGAGTGACACCGGCGGCACGTTTTATGATGTCACGCCTATCCGCAGCACCACTGCTGCGGGCGATGTAACTTTTGCGGCCACCAATGGCTCGACCACCCTAACGGTCACCGATAACGGTCATGGAGCGCAGGCGGGAGACTTTGTTACGTACAGTGGCGCTATTGCCTTAAGCACCCAAACTTATACAGCCGATATAGCTACAGACACAATTATTTTTACCACGGCACTTGCAAACGGAACAACACTCGAATTATTTACAACTACATCCGCGCCAGCAGGGTTGTCAACCGGCATTACCTATTTTGTTGTCAATAGTAATACACCCGCAGCTTCGTGCAAACTTTCTTTAACATCCGGCGGCGTTGCAATTGACATAACAACTGTGGGGGTAGGAACTCAAACTTTTGCTTTGACCACAGGAATTACCGCTACCGTGCTCAACAAAGAATATCAAGTAGCTACGGTCACCAGCAACAACGTCTACACGATCACTTCCACCGTTGCAGCAAATGCCTTGGATGTCGGCAATGGCGGCGCATTTACAGTGGGTGCGTATCAAATCACAACCGGCTCCGATATTTACACACAAAGCGTCGGTTGGGGCGCTGGCGGTTGGGGCGGCATAATTTCAGGCGTAGCCACTACAGCGGTATCTGGCGGTACGCTCTCAGCAGTTAACACTACGGTCACAGTAACCTCGACAACGGGTTTTACAGCAGCCGGAAATATCCTGATTGATTCAGAAACCATTTCATACACAGGTGTGACCGGGACGACATTTACAGGCTGTACTCGCGGAGTCAACGGTGCGGGTTCTGGCGCGGCTACTACACACACAAACGGTACGGCAGTTGTTCAGTCCACCACATTTACGGGCTGGGGGTCTCCTGCCCCCTCTGGTGTGGGCCTTGGCATTCAGCTTCGCTTATGGAGTCAAGCCAATTTTGGGCAGGATTTAATATTTAACCCAAGGGGCGGTGGGCTGTACTATTGGGATGTTAACGCCAACGCAAACATCTTTGACCGGGGCACTTTGCTCACCGCTGGGGATACCCCGGACATTTGCAATTTTGTTCTGGTGTCGGACGCTTCTCGTTTTGTTATTTGTTTTGGTGTAAACGGCTACGGCTCCGCCATACAAAACCCTATGCTGGTCCGCTGGTCAGACCAAGAAGACTACACGCAGTGGACACCTGCCATTACCAATCAAGCTGGCAGTTTTACGCTCAGTGACGGTTCCACAATTATTACGGCAAAGCAAGCTCGTCAGGAAATTTTGGTTTGGACAGACTCTGCGCTGTATTCCATGCAGTACCTTGGCCCACCGTATGTTTGGGGTTTTCAAGTTCTGGCAGGGAACTTGTCTATTATTAGCCCTAACGCAACAGCTACAGTTAACAACGTCACCTACTGGATGGGCGTGGACAAGTTTTACGTGTATTCGGGACGGGTAGAGACTTTGTATTGTTCTCTTCGTGAATATATTTTTAACGATATTAATCTGTCACAGTCTTTTCAGTTTTTTGCAAACACTAACGAAGGCTTTAACGAGATCTGGTGGTTTTACTGCTCTGCCGGGTCTACCACAGTTGATCGGTACGTAATTTACAACCACTTAGAAAAAATCTGGTATTACGGCGACCTTGCAAGAACGGCGTGGCTGGACTCACCGCTGCGTAGCTCTCCTATGGCCACGGGGTATAACGGGCAGCTTATATACCATGAAAGCGGCGTAGACGACGGTACGACCAATCCACCAACAGCCATCACATCTTTTTGCCAATCTGCCGACTTTAACATTGGTGATGGTAACAACTACGCCTTTGGCTACCGAATAGTCCCAGACATTACGTTTAACGGCTCTACAGTAAACAACCCTTCTGTTACTTTAACGCTGCGGCCTCGGCAAAACCCCGGCTCAAACTATGGCTCATCGGCAACTCCAACGGTCGCCAGCACGCAGAACTACCAGTCCACCCGTAGCTACGAGGTGCAGCAGTTTACTGAGATCGTGTATGTCCGGTTCCGTGGCCGTCAAATAGCGTTTAAAATTAGCTCAAACACTCTTGGAACGCAGTGGCAGCTAGGTGTGCCCTTGCTCGACATTAAACCCGACGGAAGGAGGTAAGCATGAGTCAAAAAGGCGTCCGCGCTCCCTCTTTACCTGTTGCACCCACAGAGTACGATGCTCAGTACATCGACCAGCTTTTAAGCATCCTGCGGTTGTATTTCAACCAACTGGACAACACAGGTCCGATGGCCGCGTCTACAGAGCGAGTTGCTGGGGAAATTGTTTCGGGTTTAAGTTTTGCCCAGCCTAATCCAGCAGCCCTTACTACCTTTATTGTTAGCTTGCCAACACAAGCAGATTTAGCTAACCTTCGGGCAGGGGATGTCTTTTACGATACCACTGCTAGTAACGTATTGAAAGTAAAAGTATGAACCAACAAGCTGCACAAGAACCCGCTGCGCCTAATCCCTTTTCTGACCCTAATACGATGGCGGTCTATGACCAACTGCGTCAGAGCACGTCTCCTAAAGAGTTTGGTGATGAGATGTTGGCGGGCGCTTCTCAGGCAGACCCACAGGCCGTGGCCGAATTTCTTCAAGAACTTCAGGGTTTGAATATGCCCCCCGAGGTCCTCGATGCGCTGAACGATGTGGTCGACGAGATCTTGGCCAGCCCTGAGCGCTATCCTGAGTTGCGAGCAAAGTACATGGAACAGGGCTTGCCGGAAGAAATCTTGCCCGAGCAATTTGACCCGCAGTTCTTTGCTGCCTTGAACATGGCTATTGACCAGATGATTGCAGCGCCTTCGGGCGTGCAGGCGTTTGCCCAGGGCGGTATTGCTGAGCTTAAACCTATTGCCGGAGCCATTGCCAGTTACGGTCGCAACGGCGACACCATGCTGGCCCACATCACCCCAGCAGAGGCTCGCATGTTGCGCCGTCGTGGCGGCTCAGGGACCATCAATCCTGACACGGGGTTGCCTGAGTTTTTTATAAAGAACTTGTTTAAGAGCGTGGGCAATGTGCTCAAGAGCGTAGGCAACACAGTCAAGAAATTCGCCAGCAGCACCGTGGGCAGAATTGTGACGACCGTGGCCCTGGGCTTCTTCTTGGGCCCTGCCGCAGCCAGCTTCCTTGGCGTGGGGGCAGGTACTATTGCAAGTGCGGCCATAAGTGGATTTGTTGGCGGCGCAGGCTCTACTTTATTGGCAGGGGGCAGCCTAAAAGATTCACTCAAAGCAGGTGCCATTGCCGGTTTCTCTGCTGGCACATTTGCTGGTGTTACTGGAGCTCCGCTCACTGGGCCGAGAATTGTAACTCCCGGTGAGGCATTTTCTGCGCAGGTTGCTAGATTTAACAACGCCACCGGCATAGCAGGTTCTAATGTAAATTTGAATGTGCCGCCCGCCTTACCGGCAGCTCCCGAGCCCGTGCCTAACCAGAGCGATTTCGACGCTCTCGAGTCATATAAGTCGCAGCCTGCATCAACTGTTGTACCACCTGAGTCAAGGGCTGGCCTAGAGGCAAACCTTGATTATTCCTCTGGCGCACAGCTAACGCCTAAAACGCTGCCCTCTAGCGCACCTCAGCCTTTGCAGTCAAGCTCATATAAGGTTCCCACCGTTACCGATTCCTTTGCCAAGATGGGCAAATTTGACACCTTTACAGAGGGTGCAAAAGACCTGTTCTCTCCTGGCCCTACCAATGCGCAACTGCGCGTTGAAGCGCTAGAAATCATGAAGGCAAACCCGGGCACATCGCTCAAAGATGCGATGGTCCTGGCCAAGGATATGGCCCCAGGCATATTCCGCACCTATGCCCCAGCCGCAGTGGCAGGCCTCGGGGCTCTGGCCGCTTTTGGTGGTTTTGAAAAGAAGCCCGTGCAAAGCGGTCCCATTACCCAATCCTTGATAAAGCCGGTCACCCAGCGCATTGCGGAAGAGGGCACGCAGCGCCAGATGTATCTGCAGGGTTTGCCTGGTGTGGTGTACGACGACAAGGGGGCTCCTGTATTCGGCCAAAGCACGCGCTTACCCACATATGACGCGCCTGCCTACAGCAGCAGCGGGTATGGCCAGCCGCAGGGGCAGCCCGGCATGTTCATGCCCCCCGTATACACCACACCACCCGGCACCATCGGTTCGCGCAGCGTGGTCCAGCCGTACAACACTTCGGACATGTACCCCAACTTCATGCCCCGTCAATTCGTAGAGGGTGGTATTGCTGCTTTGGCTCAGGGCGGTTATCCTCGACGCACTGGTCAAATTGACGGCCCGGGGACCGAGAAGTCTGATTCAATCCCTGCAATGCTTTCCGATGGCGAATTCGTCATGACAGCGAAAGCGGTCCGCGGCGCGGGCAAAGGCAGCCGACGTGCAGGCGCAAAGAAAATGTACGCGCTGATGCATCAGCTCGAAAAGAACTCAGAACGGGGTTAATTTATGGCTACTGAACTTCAAGAACAAATAGTCCGGGAAGCCCCGGACCTTGAGGCCCGCAAAGTCGGGCTCATGGACTCGGCTAAGGCCTTGGCCGATGCCACCAATGCGCGCGCGCTCTCCGGGCAATACCTAAGTCCTGATTACAAAATAGCAGGCATGAGCCCCGAGCAGTTGGCTGCCATGCAAATGGGCCGTCAGGGCATTGGGGCATACCAGCCGTTTATGACCGCGGCGTCGCAAGGCGTCACCGCTGGCACAAATACTTTGGGCGAAGCAGCCGGAGTTTTGCGCGGGGCCGATACCCGTGGTCAGTTTGGCGCTGCACAGTCTGCGCTAAATCAGTCTGCAGTGCCTATGAATCAAATGAGCCAGGGCGCTCAATTGACGGCGCAGGGTATCCCGTTAATTGGTCAAGGGGCCCAGCAGTTTGGCGGGGCTCAGCAGTCAGTGCAGCAGGGGATTGGAGCATTGAGCGGTGCAGCGGGGATGTACGACCCGAGCCGTGTTCAGCAGTTCATGAATCCTTTTCAGCAGCAGGTAATTGACGAGTCCATTCGTCAGATCAACCGCCAAGGGGACATTTCTCGCCAAAACCTGCAGGGTCAAGCTACGCGCGCCGGGGCCTTCGGTGGCAGCCGCGAAGGCGTGCAACGTGCGGAACTTGAGCGCGCTTTGTCGGAGCAACGCAATGCCGCCATCGTAGGCGGCTTGTCTCAGGGCTACCAGAATGCTGCGCAGCAGTCTCAGCAGGCATTTGAGCAGCAGCAGGGTCGCCAGTTGGCTCAGGGCCAGGCATTGGGCCAGGCAGGAGCTACTCAAGGCCAGCTAGGCTCTTCGTTGGCAGGCTTGTCTAGCCTGTACGGCAACCTGGGCAGCCAGCAAGCCAATATCTACGGGCAGCAATCCCAGCTTGGTCAGTCTCTTGGCCAGGGTATTGGCAACTTGGCTGGGCAGCAGTTTGGTATCGGTTCGCAAATAGCCCAGGGCCTCGGTTCGCTGGGCACGCAGCAGGCCAACATCGGTATGCAGAACGCAGCTCTTGGCCAGAACGCGCAAGCGATGGGTCAGCAGGACACTAACTTTTTGTACAACCTGGGGTCTGCCCAGCAAAAACAAGCTCAGGCCGAGCTCGATGCCGCACGCCAAAACACATTGCAGAAAAATATGCAGCCTTACCAACAGGCCGCCTTCGTGTCGGACATTTACAAAGGCGCTCCGTCGTCGCAGATGTCCAGCGTGCAACAAGCACAAGCGGCTCCCAGCCCTTTCCAGCAGGTCGCTGGTTTGGGCATTGCAGGTTTAAGCGCAGCCGCTGCCGGGTCAAGAGCAGGCGTTATTTAAGGACGAATGATGAAAGAAGAAATCCTCAAGCGAGCCATGTTCGCAATGCCCCTGTCCAAGGAGGCTCGCGGCACCGGCATCATGTCGGGCTTTGACATGGACGAGATGGAAGACGATGTGGACGAAAATGCCGACATGGAGAGCATGCCTCCCATGGCACGCACGCCACAAAATCCTGAAATCTTAATGAATACGCTGCGCGGTGATATGCGCTCGGTCGACGCTCGCTACATGGAACTGGCCCAGATGGTGGGCGAAGAAGCCGCCATGGAGACGCCTCCAGAAGTTTTGGCCATGCTGATGGGCCAGATGGGTGCTCAGCAACAGGGAATTGGCGCGCTGCCCCAGGGTCAAGAGATGATGCCCACGGACCCCGGCATGATGCCGCCCGGTGCGGGCATGCCTCCCCCTGATCAGATGGGCGCTCCTCAACCTGCTCCGGCCATGCCTCAGGGTGGTATTCCCATGCCTGAGGGCATGGAGAGTGCACCCCCTTTTTCCCCGGGGGCTGATGCGGCCCCTGAAGGCTATGCAATTGGCGGTATAGTGCGCGGCGCTCAGTTTGTGGGCGATAAGTTGGGGCAGTACGGTGCTCGCGGTGCCGAGGCCGTGGGCCGCGGTGCACAGGCAGCCAATCAATACCTGGGCAACTTGTTGATGTCTCCGCAGCCTACGCTTCAGCGTATGACGGGCGGAACGCCGCCTATGAATCTGGCCGTGCAGGGCCGTGAAACCCTGCTGCAATCTCCTGCCGGAACAATTACGCAGGGCGTAGGCACTCGCGCCGCTCCTTATTTCAGTATGGGCCCGTTGACCGCTCCTACCTTTACACAAGGCATTAGCACCGCCGTTGCCCAAGGCGCAGAGCGCTTTCCAAGAGCAGCACAGGCCCTGAGGACCCTGTTCCCCGTGGCCGGTCTTGCAGCAGGTACAACTCAGTCTTATATTAATAATCAGAATCAATCTTCTCCGGTTACTTCTGAGGAGGAAGCTCGTAGGCAGGCGCTTATTGATCGAATTCCTACAACAGGTTATCCCCCTGCCCCAACGCGCCCGGGTGAGCCACCACGAGCACCGCGGCCCGCTCCACCGCAGGCTCTTCCTCCTCCTGCGGCGGCTGAAGCAGCAGTTGCGGAAGCTCCTCCCACCGACGTTTTGGGCGCGTTTATTACCGACAAGCTCTCTGCATTTGATAAGCGCGAAGAAGTCTTAGGAAAGACGTTGGCCAAAGACAAAAGAAGCAAAGTAGATCGCATTCGCGAGTCCCAGGCTGAGTACGCACCTTTGTACGAAGAGCTCCTGGGCGGTGACAAAGAGTCGGCCAAGATCAACGCACTTTTGCTGTTGTCCGAAGCCGGTTTGAAGCTGACCACTACCAATAAGCCTACCTTTGCCATGGCGCTGGCCGATGCTTCGTCTGGCTTGCCGCGCGGCTTTGCTGCGATTGCTGCACAAGAACGCGAGCTGGGCCTAAAGGTCAAGACTGCTTCCTTGCAGCAAGCTATCTCCGACGTGGACGCTCAAGACAAGTACGCTCAAGCTGTCAAGTTGCAAGTCATTAAAGGCGACTTTGACCTCCTTAAAGAGCAAGCCAAACAGGGCGGCGGGATTATTGAGGACGGGGGCATGGGTCTGCGCATTACTAAAACCAAGAGCGGCTCTTTCTTGGGCACTGGCATTGATCCTAACGACCCCACTGTCCAGTCTGCTATTGCCAGCCGCTTCACGCTGCGCGATAAAGACAGCCCGTATGTTGAAAACCGAGGCGAGGCCCCAACCACCGTTGAAACAAACAAAGACGAGCGCGTCAAGTTAGGGGGCACCCTGCGGTCTTTTGACAACTCGCTGCGGGGCGTGGATGACGTTAGAGGCCTGTTCCAGCAACTGTACTCTCCCAGTACCTTCTTTGTGGACAAAATCAATAACTTGTTTGTCCCATTAGATCCAACCGGAGTACTCAAGCCTAACCTCGACCAAGAGGATGCAAAAATTCGCATGAAAGCCATGTTGAATACTCTTACAAAAAGCATTGCCTCTGCAAATGAAAGCGGTCGCGTAGCTGTTCAAGAGCAGGAATGGGCTCGGGAGCTGGCCGAAGCAATTAACAATCCTGTAGGCTTTTTCCAAAATAAAGAGTTGGCCGCAAAAACATTGAACGCAATTGAGACTAGCTTGCGCAATGGGCGTCAACAGGTATTGACACAGCTTGGTTACGAGAAGAATGACTACGTCATGCGCACCCCTAACACAGGGACCAAGAATGACCCATTTGTTATCCCGTCAGATACCGAGCAACAACGCATTATGTTCACGTTTTTAGGGAGCACAATCGGCAGGTCTCAAGACCCGCGGGCCATGGTCCATTTGCGTATGCCCAATGGTACAGTTCAGCAATTCAATCCAACTCAACTGCGAGCTTTGAACCAATAATGCCTACGCTGACCAATACCCAGGGCCAACTTATTGATATGCTGACCGGGGAAGTCGTCGGCCAAGCGGAGGGTGCGCCCGCTCCCACTTCCACGCAAGCTGACCCGCGGGCCACGGGCCTGGAGCTGCCAGCGCGTGAAGGCAAGACAGCGCAGGGCCTGATCAATAACTTTTCCTGGGGATTTAACAGCGCTCTGTTTGCACTGCCGGACTTTGTCACCAAAAAGATTGGCCAGGGCTTGGGCATGGAAGAAGACCAGATTTTTACGCTGGGCAAGTTCTTCAACAAAGGCGCGCAGACCCCGGTCAACGCAGCAGAGCGATACAGCCGCGCATTTGGTGAGGGCGTTGGTGGCGGACTTCCCTTTACGGGGGTGCTGGCCTACGCGGCAAAGGCTTCGCCCATGGTCAAGGTTGCGGAACCCGGCGCAGGGGTGTTGAAATCCATTGCCAACAGCGCCATCCAGTATGCGCAAAAAAACCCACTGGCTGCCGCTGCTACAGACATTGCTTTCGGAGCAGGCTACGAGGGCCTGCGCCAAGCTGTCGAAGAGAATATGGACGAGTCCAACCCATACAAGAACTTATATAAAGAACTCCTGCCTGCCGCTGCTTTTATGGGCCTGCCACTAGCCGCTGCCAGTTTGCCGAGCGTCAAAGCTGCGGGCTGGACAATTGACAAGGTCAAAGGTGCCGCAGGTGGTCTCGGAAAATTGGAAAACGAGGCTATAGCAGGGCTTCCGGCAGGCTATCAATTGCCCGTAATCAACATCGTTCCCCGCTTTTTGCTGGGGCGTGCCGAGAAAAACTTAGTTAAGGTGTTTGGCCCTATTCGAGAAAGCGCTGAAGCACAGGCTGCGTTGAAGCAACTGGAAAGTGCATTGACCGATCCTGAAATTGCAAAGCTCGGTTTTAGATTTAACGAGGCCGAGCAGACCATGTCTCCCGCTCTGTTGTCAAAAACAACAGAATACCTTGAGAAGCTGCCTCCAACCGACATGGACGCATTTAAGGTACGGACAGGGGAGAATCAAACCAAGTTCTACAGTTTGATGCAGTCGTTTTCTCCTGAAGCCCGGCAGCCTATCGAACAAGCATTCCTTGCTGCTCAACAAGAGCGCCAAAACTTCTTCGAGGGCTTATTGCGCCAGAAAAAGGACATGACAGACGCGGAAGTTGCTGCGCTGTCCGAGCGCCTCGGCCCACAGAACCTAGACATGCTCAACAACGAGCTGCGCGGCGTGATCATGGCCGATATGGAAGCCGACTTCGGCATGCGCCAGAAGATCCTGTCCCGCCTGGGCATGAAGCGCGCTGTCAACCCTGACGGCACTCTGGGCGACACCCGCTTTCGCGAAGGCCCTGATGCAGGGAAAACCCTACCTCAGTACCCTGCCTACGACATTGAGGAAGCTGCCCGTGCCCTGGTGGCCAAGTACACCCCCGCCCGTGCAACGGGAGCCAAGGGTGGCCCTATGCCGGAGCCTATCAAGATTCTGCAAAGCATGGTGGCATCTACAGATAGGGCGCGCCAAGAGGCCCTGAAGCAGGCTACTGAATTGCTGATCAACCAGCGCGTAAATGAGCAGTTGGCTGGCTATCCCCTGGATGAGGCGCTGCGTGAGCAGGTCGTGGCCAACGTGCGTGCCTTGATTAATCCTTCTGGCACCAAAGGCAAGAAGGCTGCCGAAGAGCTGGCACGTTTGATGACTTTGCAAAAAGCCGCAGGTTTTAAAGGCAAGGACGGTACAAAGGGTGAAGTGGCCGTGTCTACGGGCATCCCTGGGCGTCCAATCTATATAAACCCAGAGAAACTTAAATTTGACGCCGAGATGATTGCCCGTGATGGCACCAACATTGACATCAACATCCCCGAGGCGCTGGATTTGCTAGCCGCCGGGCAGCGCGCGCGCCACGATGGGATCAACTCTTTCAATAGCTCACAGATGTCGGGCCGCGGAACGCGGGTCGCGGACGCCCAACTCAAGCTCGATCGCGGCAACGCTGGATACAAAGACATTGAGAGCCTGGTTCTTGGCTCGGTGCCCAAGGTTAGCAGAGAATACGACGCCATGAAGATGGTGCTCGACGACTACAACGCGGGCTACGAGCAGCGCTTACCGTTGCTCATGACTTCACAGAAGTCTGGTGGCCGTGAGTTCTTGCTGCCTAACGAAGATTTGATGCGCACAGCATTCAAGACAGCGGAGAACCTGCGCCAGTTAAGCAACACGCTGGGCACCAACCCTGCCGCAGAAGGCCTGCTGACTAACGGTGCAATTGATTGGCTGCGCTCCAAGGGCGTCATGTCCCCAGAAGGCCTGGTTGACCCCAAAAAGATCAAGAATGTCTTGGATAACAACAAGAACATTGTCAACAACTTGCCTGCCCCGATACAGCAACGTTTGCGCGACGAAGCGGCCAACGCCGATGACTTTGCCAAGCGCATGGGCGATATTGATCGTCGCCGCGTAGACGCTACAAACAACGAGCTGGACAGCCTGTTGGCTAAAGCCAGTCGCCCAGATGCTGATCCGAAGAAAATCTTGGTCGGTGCTTTGAGTGACCCGGCTATCATGCGCACTTTGGTGGACCAAATAGGTAAAGACCCCGAAGGTTTGGCCGCTTTGCGCCGTCAGGTGTGGGAAATTGCAACCGGAGGCGTGCAAAAAGGAGCAGCACTGCAAGATTTTTGGCAAAACAACCAGAAGTCATTGGGCATCCTCTTTAAGGACACTGAGCATATAGAGCGCCTGAAGATACTTGCCGACCTGCAGCGTCGGGTCTTTGCGTTTTCTGATGTCACTGGGCAAGTCCCTGCGTTTGATTCGACCGATCAAGCAATGAAGCGCCTGTTTGGTTCTGGCATTCAGTTCCTGACCACCACCATGCGCGAAGCGGCGGTAGGCCGTATTAATCCAAGTACGGGCGCTCTGGCCATCATGCTGCGCCTGACCGGTAGTATTGAAGAGAAGTTGTACCAGCGCCTTTTTACTAAGGCTTTGGAGGACCCAGAGTTTGCCAAGGCAATCACCCGTGTGGGCACCCCCGCTGAGGCCAAAAAGCTGGCGGGGATGCTGCAGGACATAGGCATCTCTCCAACCACATACCTGCCTAGACCTGCGCGGATCGCGGGCCTGGAGGCTTCTCGCCTGGCACAACAAAAAGAAGAGGGCGCTGCAGCCCCTGCTCGGGATACCGCTGCATCAATGCTGCGCAAGTTGCCGCCTGCTCCGCAGACTCGTGGCATGCCGAACCTGCGTATGGGTCCGCCGCCCGCGGCTACCCCCACTGCTGCGCCAAACCTGATGTATCCTACGTTGTTTCCAAATGATCCAATCAGTCAGATGTTGCTGCAGCGTCAACAACAGTTGGCTCCTTCGCGATAGTAGATAAATCTTTTTAAAGGTGGTAAATCATGGACTCGAAAATGAAAATGGTTAAAAGCAAAGACGGCAAGATGGTCCCAGCTTTCGCAGCCGACGGCAAGGGTAAGATGGCCAACGGCGGCATGATGAAATCCAAGATGATGGCATCTGGTGGCATGACCTCCAAGATGAAAGCCGGTGGCGGTGTACACAAAATGCCCGATGGCAAGATGATGAAAAACTCTGCCATGAAGACCATGAAGAAAGCCCGAGGCTGATATGGCAGGCGCTGGTTTGTACGCAAATATCGCTGCAAAGAAAAAGCGCATAGCCTCTGGCTCTGGTGAAAGCATGCGCAGCCCCGGCTCCAAAGGCGCTCCTAAAAAAAGCGACTTTGCCAACGCGGCTAAAACTGCTTCATTTAAAACCGGTGGTGAGGCCAAGTCCAAGGTCAACGCTGCGGGCAACTACACCAAGCCTGAACTACGCAAGCGTATTTTCAACGCTGTAAAAGCAGAGGCCACCGCTGGCACAGGTGCAGGGCAATGGTCCGCGCGCAAGGCCCAAATGGTGGCACAACGCTACAAAAAAGCTGGTGGCGGCTATCGTGATTAAGAAGCCACAGCAATCCCTGAAAGACTGGGGCGATCAAAAATGGAGAACAAAAAGTGGTAAAAAATCTTCTGACACAGGTGAGAGATATCTACCAGAAGCTGCGATCAAAAGTCTCAGCCCTTCTGAATACGCTGCAACGACCAAAGCCAAGCGAGCCGGAAAAGCCGCCGGGAAACAGTTCGTAGCACAGCCTAAAAAAATAGCTAAAAAAACCGCAGGCTTTAGATAAATTGCAGTTGCCGTCTACGCCTAAGGCAGGGGTTCTCCGATCTCGACGGCACTTTGGCCCAGATCTAGGTCTGGGCCTTTTTTCGCATGAGCCTCCACCCTGCGCCACCACTGGTCACAGTAGCTGTCAAACTCGCGACCAACAGAGACAAATTCCTGCACTTCTCCGTCCTGCGCCACCATCAGAATCACCCCCTGATTGATGTCAGTGCCATGCTGGTGATTGTGTGCAACAGCATACGCAGCAAGCTGGACAAAGTAGTCCTCGATCCACGAGCGGCGCTTCATCTTGTTGGTCTGCTTAAAGTCAACAATGCAGGGCTTGCCCTTGTACACACCGATGAAGTCCGAGGTCCCCGCATAGCAACCCGCGTACAACAGCGGAATCTCCGTGCCCCACGCTTCGTCGACGTGCGGAAAGAACTTCTCAATCAACGTGTAGCCCATGCGGTAGCCTTTGACCTGTAGCCACGTGCGCGGTGTCTCCAAGGGCCTGTTGAGCAGCATTCGCTCCACGACGTTGTGCATGTGCGTGCCCACGGTAGCTGCTTCGTTCTTGATCCGCTCCGCTTCCTCTAAGCCAACACGATTGGCCCACTCATCTAAATGCTTCTTGTCCTTGGTGCTGGACAGAATGGTGGTGACGCTGGGCACCGGCAGGCAGCCGTCCAGTGTATATACACGGCCCGTGGGCAAGTCCAAGCGCTTGAGCGTAGGGTAGACAAACTTATTTCTGATTGGGACGAGCTGCATTATTTGATCCATTCTTTGAGCTCTTCTCCGAGCACTGCATTGGCGATGTTGATCTTGCTGCGCAGAGCCTTGACGATGTGCTCGTCCACGGTTCCTGGGCTGATGAAGTCGACGTAGGTCACCTTGTTGGTCTGGCCGATGCGGTGAGCGCGGTCCTCGGACTGCAAGCGTACCTCGAGGTCGAAGTTGTTGCTGTAGTAGATCACGGTGCGCGCAGCGGTGAGCGTCAGGCCGTACCCGCCAGTGCGGGGGTTGCCAACAAAGAATCGGAGATCGTGGTCCGGGTCTTGGAAGTTGGTGACGATCTCTTGGCGCGCCTCTGCCTCAGTGTCGCCAAAGTAGGTGGCCACTGCGGTCATGCCGTGCCTTTCCTGCAGCGCCAGCTTGATGTTTTCAATGTCACGCCGATAGTTGGCCCAGATGATCACCTTGCCTTCAACCTCTTCGATCTGCGCCAGCAACTCGTTGACGCGGTTGCTGGGGATGTCTTCCTGCCTGCCATCATCGAGCTTGACGTGGCCACAACAGATTTGCTGCAGCCGCATGATCTGCGTGAGCGCGTTGTTGGTGGTCATCATCGAGCCGTCATCCATCATGGACAGAGCCATGAGCTTCATCTGCTCGTAGTATTTTTTCTGCTCTGGCGTAAGCT